CGTGTACGGGGACTGCCAATCTCCGTTTGCTTTGGGCCTTCAAAGTTATCAGCTCTCTAAGCTCCTAATACGATGGCTGCTCAAGTGTATGTCACACGTACCTATGCCGACGATGACAATCGTACGTTGGCTCTGGTCAGAAAGGGTGTTATGAAAGCTTGGCGAAACGAGTGGAACGCTTTCAGTGCATGGTCCAATGATGCAAATATCAAGATGCATTATTTGGATTGGGTAAAAGCCCATCACGATGCTTTTCGTGATATCACTGATAAGGATGTGACCAAGCTATATTACGCTCTTATGGGGGAAACTATGTATCGCAATGCTTTCAAGCAACTATTTGGCATTGAATACACACCTGAGGAGAACTTGCCGTCTCGTCAGGCGCAAATGTTTACCTTCAAACCTGTTGTCACTCTCTTCGAAGATGATGATAGGCGGGGAATGTGGGAATATCGCCGGACCTATGTTACTGAAAAGGACACAACCAACCAGAACGCCTTGGTTGAGGTCGAGGTACCGGATTCTTGGGAGGGGGTCAGTGATGATCAAATAAACGACAGATACCTCCTGAGGAAAACCTTAGACGATGCATCTAGTGAGATAACCAAATTACTTTACTCAGTCCACGCTTGTGAGATCCATGGAACCTTCTCCAACGAACTTTCCAAATCCTATGAGGCAGTCCTGAGTGAATTCAAAGAAGCTTTTCTGGAACAGGCTAAGGCCATCACTATCATATCGACTTCAAAAGTCGAGGATGAGAACGTGTCCAAGCCTGATTTCGCAGCTGTCGTCACAGATGCCATCAAAACAATCGGGGAATTCGCGAACAATGCCATGATTTATGTTCGCGGTCCTAACAACTCCGAGGAATGCTGCCAAATGGTCATGGAGGTGGCTAAGACCGTCGGAGTGGTGGCGAAAAGGGTCAAACATTTCTTCCAGGGTAATCCTACAGAGTTGGGACAGACTACCTGCTCTCTGGACAACACCTTGCGGAGGTTGGAGACCAAGGCCACTGTAGTCGCTGACCATGTACCCATCACTGAAGTTAAAGGCTTAGTGAGTGGTGATCATGTGTTAGTCGTAGGCTGGGATCCGGAGCTGCCGACAGATAAGGCTGTCAACTATTTATCCCGATCTAGTAGGCGTCCTATGCGTGTCATCAACAAGGGTGATTGTTTCATCACTACAGACATCGCAACTGGACAACCTACTCGTGAGGACAACATAGCAACTCCCAGTTTTGGCCAATTCGACGACTACAGATTGCGGCCCATTCGCAATTACAGGAACATCCCGGGTATGCCTCATGAAGTTGTGACGCTCTACAGGGTTCATAGCCTTGTGGACGAGAGGAAATATACCGTCTGGGAGAAAATTTGTTCGCGCTTGGTTGGACTCCTTCAGCGTTTCTTTCCTCCATTCCCTGAGGAAGAAGTTGAGATGTCGCAAGACCTGTACTTTTTAGTGCAGAGTTGGGCGGCTACTCACCCGGACGCATCCCCAAAGGAGATAAATCAACGAGCTGGTCAACTTGTGAACCGTTTCGGAGTTGAGATTCGGTCCATCAAGAAGGCTATAGAGCGACAAATTGTGAACCAGTCCTTGGAGGATGTGGTTCGAGCGCGAAAACGTTATTTGTTCGAAATTGTGCAGATTCTTATATGCGTTCTATTTGAGCTGTACATCACTTCACAGTACGTTTTTCCGACAGCTAGGGGGTACACGCGACTCGTTCGTGACGCAGCCGTGGTTTGGGCAAGCTATAAATTTGTGCTTAAGTTCAAGCAACAAAACACTTTTCCTCATTTGTTTGATGACAAGTGGCGCGCTTGTCCAGGCTGGTCGGGTCTCGAATAGGAAGTCGGCGTGGTTGACGAGTATGGCTTCGTCAGCCACGTGCCTGATCCTAAGCCAGGAGATGTGCTAAAATTAAAATCGAACCGGGTTGGTACTGTTTGTCTGGGTATGGGAGATCCTTCCAATCTCGATCCCGATAATCGCATCACACTCGTCAGCGGTATTGTATGCACTCCTGAGCAGGTTGGTGCCCAGCTAACTGGTCCATGTACTCGTTTGGCATACGTTTGTCGCACTTGTCCATGCAATTTGCACAATGGTTTGTGTAATAGGCATCTCAAGAAGCGCAACGCGTGCGTTGGAGATTTTTCTCACTTCAAGTCTTTGATTAAATCTGTTGAGCTGGAGCTCACTTCTGAATACGTCAAGGCTTATGGAGAGTGGGAAGAGGGGTGGTTCAAGAAGTGGCCTGAGTCGAAGAGAAAACTGATCACCAAATCAGTCGAAATCGATTCCGTACGCCCTTCTGAGGTCAAATGTATGGTCAAGAAGGAGTGTGGCTCAAAACCTCCTACAAAAGCTAGGTGTATCCAGTTCTATGTGAATCTGAAGACACAATCAATCATGGCCCCCAAAGTTTATTCTTTACAGAAAGCTTTTGGTAAAGTCCTTAGAAAGTGTGGAAAAGGAATCACAGTCACTTTCGCTTCCGGCATGAATAACGCTGAGATCGCCGAATGGATGGATTTTGTATTCAGCGACTTAGCGGACGTCAGGTTTTACGAAAGGGATGGCAAGAACTGGGACGCTTCTATGGGTGAAGAACATCAAAATCTGAAGGAGTTTTGCTATGCAGCAGTCTCCGGGGACTCACCATTGATAGCCTTTTTGCGGGCATGTGCGTGTGTGAAAGGTCGACACTTTTCCCGCCATGGCTCGAAAGTGTTCTACAGGGTCAAATTTACGACCAAAAGTGGACACAATGACACCACTCTTGGCAACAGTTTAGTCAATGCAGCCATTGCTTACTGTGTTTGCCTCGAGATGGGTCTGAAAGCCCACATCATCGTCGCCGGCGATGACCTAATCGTGGCCATACAGGGTGATTTCGATGAGAAGGAATTCGCACGTCGCGAGTCTGAATACGGAATCAACCCGGAATACCGCAAGTTCTCAGACTACCTTGATGTTACTTTCATATCAGGTATGTTCTTACGTACAGATGAAGGTTTTGCTTTTCTACCACAGGCTGGTCGACTCTTAGCTAACCTGTGTTGGACAATTAAACCTCCGTCAGAGAGAAAGAGACTTGGGTATTTGAGAGGAGTGGCTTTGGGCCTTTGGCCAACCTGTGGCGGATTACCTGTCATGGGTGCTTGGCTTAGGGCAATCATCAATCAATCAGATGGAATGAAAGTTTGGTACGACAACGTCTTTACTAGAGACTATTATGAATACACTGGCAATATCTCTTATGGATACACTGGCAAGAGTGAGTTCATGAGGAGATACGGGCTGGTACCAGCAGACGTTGTCGAGGTCGAGTCGCTACTAGAAAAGTACGCCACTACCCCATGTCTCTTGGGACATCCAGTCTTACAAAGCATGACCGAACGAGATTTGGCCGATATAACTGAAAGAATAACGCACCTATAAGGTGGCGTTCCACAGCCAAATCGTCCAAAACAACTATTCTGTAGGTTTACACCTGCCCAAGAACAACATCAATGCCTATCAAGAAGACTAACGGAAAGCAAAAGCTAGTGATTAAAAAGAAGTTGACCATAAGAAAGCAAGGGGCAAACCAACTTGGTGGCTCAACCGTTCAACGAGCGGTGACCGCGCCAGTAGCCCAAACCTTTCAATTGGTTAAAACCCAACCCAAAATCGATCAAAAACTTAACACCATCCGTATCAAACACTCTGAATATTTCTGGGACGTGGTCAACACTTCGAGCTCGTGGGGTATCTACAATGCTACTGCTGGTTACTACAAACTGAATCCCGCTAACGGCAACATGTTCCCATGGTTGTCGGTCGTTTCTCAGAACTGGGAACGCTATCGGTTTCATAGTGTCACCATCAGATATATCCCTCGCTGTTCTACTGCGACTAACGGATTTGTTCAGATCTATCATGATGCGGATGTTCTCGACACCGCTCCGAATAATGAGATCGCTTTCATGGCTAACTCCACGGCTAGAGATACTCCTGCGTGGAAAGCCATGAATATCTCTATTGGGAGTGAACGCCTCAACGGTGATTACAAACATAAGTACATCGGAACACCCCCTACCAACGCAGACCCAAAGACATATGATTCAGGACAGTTATTCATAGCTCTTGGTGGTGACTCCGTCAATTTCGGCAAATTGGTTGTCGATTATGATGTTGAGTTATCTATGCCGGCCATGCATTATCGGGTCCCATCAGTGTACTTGACTGCTGACTACACAACCTCGACCTATCTCCTACCTTTAGGAGAAAATCCTAAGATTGACTCTTATGGATGGAAGGGGAGCTGGGATAAGGCCAGTAACAAGTTGACCATCACCGGAATCCCTGTCGGCACATGGTTCTCTTTGGTTTATACGGCTAATAATCCTACTGCTAACGTGTTGCGTTTCCCCGATTGCTTTACTTTCATCACATCCGGCGTGACTCTTAAGGAAGCTTTTCTGCAGAATCCAGTGGGTTATATTGGCATCACCAGCTCTAGTGGCCAATACTCAACTGGAGGTGTTTACCAAGTGACTGGTCCAGTTGTTTCTTTCGTTTTATATGCATCGGGATCTACTACCGGTGCTTATTTGAACTTTGGACAAGTCAATGTGTCACCAATTGCTATCAATTAGTCTCCAACAGAACACCATTCAGTTCTTCCTCTCTTCTCCAACAAAGTGCATGTTTTCAATGGTTTTTGTGCAAGGGGTACTCGAGGCTGGCTACCTCGTGATAAGATTGGGATTCGAAGGGACGTCGTACTCCACGGCGGCTTTAGAATAGCGTCCCGCCCACTCACCAATTCCTTGACAACATGCATTCCACCACAAAGGTCGTTACTGTATAACGCTGGGGGGGGCTATAGAAATACCCCGGAAACACGC